AATAAATACAAAGACAACTTCAATAATTTCGATTTAATCCAATAATTATTTGGTGGTGTCAGTTGGGATTTGTACATTTGCCCTATGACTATTTATGAGAAGTTGGTGGACATTCAGGGGAGACTGAAAGCACCAAAGAATCAAAAGAACAACTTCGGTAAGTACAACTATCGAAGCTGTGAGGACATCTTAGAGGCAGTAAAACCTCTATTAGTAGAGCACAAGTTAGCTCTAACAATCTCTGACTTTATAGAGAATCAAGGCGCACTATTCGTTTCAGCTACGGCTAAACTAACGGATGGTAGCGAAACTGTTATGGTTAATGCTCAAGCTGGTATTGACACTAACAAGAAGGGTATGGACATAGCTCAATCATTTGGGTCAAGTTCATCTTATGCACGCAAATACGCCTTAAACGGTTTATTTTTGATTGACGATACCAAAGACTCAGATGCAACTAATACGCACGGTAAAACGGCTGTAAATACGTCTAGCGATGATTTAAGCTGGTTGCCTGACAGTGGAGTTAAGTTTGACAACGCAAAAGCTGCATTGGGTACAGGTAAAGTGTCGATTCAAGACATTAGAAAGAAGTACAAAGTAAGTAAGAAAGTAGAACAATTATTAACCGCTTAATTTTTAAATATGGATAATCAACAAGCAATTTATGTAGGAACTGGTACAAAGCCAGACAATTTCAGTGGAATCAACTTTAGCATCTCAGAGAGCAAACTAAGAGACCATTGGTATGAGTATAACGGAGAGCGATATGTTCGCCTTACAATCGAGCCTAAGAAAGAGCCGATGTATGGTAAGACGCATAACGTAAAGGTAAACACTTGGAAGCCTAAAGGCGAGGCGAGTGCTCCAGTTAAACAAGCTGTGGAGGAGAATAGTGACCTCCCTTTCTAAACTAATCAGGGGGGGTTCGCCTCCCCTTTTTTATTATGAGACCTAAATTTATAAAATTAATTATGAGCGACTTAGATTTGAATCTACAGGAGAATGCTGTATTTAGTTACGTTTGCTCATTGGCGAATAAGACAGGGTACTGTTACGCCACTAGTAAACATATATGCGAGAGTCTTGACATCAAAGACAGGACTTTCTATAGAATCCTTACAAGACTTGAGGAGAAAGAGTTTGTGACAAGGATTACTAAGAGTGTAGGGAACGATGGTAAAGAGCGTAAGATTTATATAAATCCGAAATACCGTTCTCTCTGTGATACAGTGTATAGTACTTAATACATTGTATTATAGAGTACAATGTATAGTAAGTAAATAAAATACTATACAATGTACTATATACTATACATTGTATTATAATACTTATAAAAAACAAAATAAAAATCAAATATGCAAACGATTGACATAAAATTTTCCGAATTAGGTATTCAACCGAAGGGAAATAGAGTAGAGCAGAAAGTAAAATGTCCTCAATGCGCCAGATTAGGTAAAGAGAATTGGAAGGACACTTGTCTTTCTATTAATTTGGCGAAAGGATTATATAACTGCCACAAGTGTGGCTTTAGCGGTAAAGTAAATGACAGAGAAAATTATGTAACAATGGAACAACCTAAGAAAGTTTATAAATCTCCTAGCAAGAATTATCTGGCGAGCCTAAAGAAAGAAGGTCGTCAATTCTTGAATGACAGAGGTATCACTGATGAGGTGATTAAGAAGAATAAAATTGTATCTACAAAGGATAACAAGAGTGTAGCATTTGCGTATCTTAAAGATAACAACCTTATAAATTACAAGACTAGAGGTATTAACGGAAAGACCTTTACTCAGGCGAAAGATGCTAAACCGATGATTTATAACTACGACAGAGTTAAAGAATCAGAGTCAATCGTTATATGTGAGGGCGAATTAGATTCACTATCGTGGGAAGTTGCAGGTATTGACTTTCACACTTCTGTGAATATGGGTGCGCCTAACAAAGATGACAAGAACATTGATAAGAAGTTAGAGTGCATTTCTAACTGTTACGAGGTGTTTGACCAAGCTAAAAAGATTTACATAGCTACTGACAATGATGATAATGGTCGCCTACTGGAAAGAGAATTGCTTAGACGATTTGGCGCATCTAAATGTAAATTAGTTGATTTAAGACCGTTTAAGGATGCTAACGAAGTCTTAATACAGGAAGGGGTAGATAGTCTCAGAAAGCGTCTTAAAACGGCTCACGACCCTAAACTAGAGGGTGTGTTTGAAGTAACGGATGTTATGGATTCTATGCTAGACGGTTTTAATAATGGTCAAGAAAGAGGCACAACTACTTACATTCCTTCTGTAGATGAGGCGTGGACTTGGAGAAAGCAAGAGATTACTATCTGGACAGGATATCAGAATGAAGGAAAGAGCTTGTTTCTTAATCAACTGGCGACTATTAAGGCGTTTCACGATGGCTGGAAGTTTGCTGTTTTTACGCCAGAGAATATGCCTATGCGAGACTTCTTTAACGATATTATAGAGATGTACATAGGTAAAAGTGCTGACCCATACTACTCACACCAGATGACTGAAGAGGAGTACAAAGAGGGTATTGAGTTTGTGAAGAAACACTTCTTTGTTATATATCCTAAGAAATACTTTACACTTGACAATATCTTTGAGCGTGCTAAGTTCTTAGTTCGTCAAAAGGGAATTAGGTCGCTAATCATTGACCCCTACAATACAGTTCAGCATAAGATGTTTTCTGGTGAGAGAGAAGACTTATACATCAGTAGGTTTATGTCTGAACTAAAGAGGTTTGCAATAGACAACGACATTAGTGTGAATTTAGTGGCGCATCAAGTTACACCACAAAAGACTGAGGATGGTAGATATTATAAGCCAGATGTTAATAAGATTAAAGGTGGAGGTACGTTTGCAGATAAGGCTGATAATGTAGCTTATGTATGGAGACCAAATAGGGCTTTGGATTTCTCAGATACAAGTGTTATCTTTGGTACACAAAAGATTAAGAAACAAAAGTTAGTTGGAGTTCCACAGGATGTTACAGCAATAAACTTCAACGTGAAGGAGCAGAGATATTACTTTAATGGGTACACACCCTTTAACGATATTGATGCTAAAAGATGCGAAAGAAAGCTAGAGTAGATGCAAACCAGAAAGAAATAGTACAAGAATTGAGAAAGCGAGGTATATCGGTTTTACATACACACCAACTTGGTAAAGGTGCGCCTGATATTATAGTTGGTTATATGAATTCTAATTACCTTATAGAACTTAAAGATGGGAACAAATCTAAGAGTCAACAGAGATTAACGAAAGATGAGTTAGATTTCTCACTCAAGTGGGGTGGAAATTATGCAGTGTGCAACTCATTGGAACAAATACTGTTACTTTTAGATTATGACGAAGAATGAGCTATTAGATAAATTAGCTGAAAAATACTATGACTGGTTGAATATGGCGAAGTCCTTTAAGTTGTCCGATGAGAACTCGAAAGAGTTGGTTCAGGAGATGTTTGTTAGGATATTCGATTACGTTAAAGACCCTAGTAAGATTATGTATAATGAGACTGAGGTAAACACTTTCTATATATATGTGACACTGAGGAATCTTTATTACGCTAAGTTAAATAAGAATAACAGGACTGTCAATATAGACGACCATATTCCATCACTAGAGAAGTTTTACTATTGTGAGGAGGATTTTGGTGAAGAGGACAGAAAAGAGTATCTTGAGAAAATATTTAATAATGTAGATTCAATAATGGACAGTTGGTATTGGTATGACCGAAAGATGTTCGAACTATATTACAGAACCGATATGTCGATGAGAGATATATCAAGCGAAACAAACATAACATTAAGTTCAATTTTTAATACACTATCAAATGCAAAAGCGCAAATCAGGCAAAAGCTCGAAGAAGACTACAAAGAGTACAAAAACAAAAAGTAGTAAAGGATTAGGTGACACTGTAGAGAAGGTGTTCAAAGCTACTGGCGTAGATAAAATCGCTAAGTGGGCTCTAGGAGAGGATTGTGGGTGCGAAAATCGTAAGGACATACTAAATAAGATGTTTCCTTACGCAAACCCAGAGTGCTTAAATGAAGAGGAGTTTGAGTTTCTCCACTGGTATTTTACCACTACACCTCCTGAGATTACAGCAGACCAGCAAAAGAGATTGATTGCTACATATAACAGAGTGTTACACCAGAAGGCAAAGCCAACAAGATGTACACCTTGTTTTATAAATAGTATTCACGATAAGTTATATAAAATATATAAAGAGTATGCAAAGCAATACGATTAGAGATATACATTCTCTTGAGAAGTCCGCAGTATCCACATTGAATACCTATGGATGGAATTTACAGTGGACTGGAGAAGGTATGTCTCACTGGGATGCAAAAGGATATACACCTAAAGGTAACAAGTGTATTATAGAGATGAAGTTCAGGGATTCATATTACTATAGTAAGATGCTAGAAGAGTATAAATATAAAGCTCTTATGAATTTAGATACCGACATTGTTAAGTTATATTATGTTAGTGACCCAAAAGGTAGTTATATATTTCACTTAAACAACTTCACTAAACTAAACAAAAAAGTTATACCCTGTCCAAAGACAACATTATGGAGTGATGCTAAAGTAAAGAAATATGTTTACCTACTAAATGAATGTGATGCGTCACTGATAATGAGAAACAACTGACAATTATATTGTTATTTCAATATGCCACTACTACGACCAAAGAAATACGAGAAAAACAAAGACTTCATTCAAAGATGTATGGGTAATGCTAAGATGGGAGAAGAAAACCCAGATAGAGACCAGCGTTATGCCGTATGCCAAACAATCTGGAAAGACCAGTTTAATCCAAAAAAGTAATTAACAATTTTGTTTATTAGATAATTCTTTTATATATTTGTACTCAAATCAAGTACAGATGACTATAAAGAGAATTATACGATACCCCCTTAATCTTGTAAGAGCATCTATAGCAATCATAACACTCGTTGTGTTCTTTTGCTTAGAGACCCTACTCCTTACTGTATATCACGGAGTAGAGACACCATTAAGGATAGCCCTTAATTGGATAGAGAAGTTTATTAGTTACACAATTAAATATATAAAGTAATGGGAAAATCAGGAGAAGAGTTTATCAAGTTTATTGAGAGACAACAACTCGAAGCAGGTGACGAGGCTAAGAGAGCGTTCTATGAGGATATGGAGCGACAGTACTATGAGGCTAAAGAAGAGAGAGCCTATATGCAGACAGATGAATATAAGCAAAAGCAACAAGCCACAAGAGAGATGTTGTGGAGTGTGTTCAATGACTTTCACCCTCACACTTGGATATGAAAGATACATTAATGACTACAGACGGCAAGTTCTGGGAATACGATGAACTGCTAAAGAAAATGGATGATGACAACTTCTACTATGGTTACTTAGGAAAGTACGCTCTTAGTAGTAGTTCAGTAAAGAAACTTTTGGACTCTCCAAAGGCTTACATTAAATCATTAAGACAAAGAGACGACACCCCTGCGCTATTGCAAGGTAAACTTGTGCACCTCGCTGTGTTAGAGCCTGAGAAGTTTCAGGAGTTAAACTTCGTAGATGTACAGAGTAGAAACACTAAGGCGTTCAAAGAGGCACTTAGCCAGAACTCTGAGACATATACAAGAAAGGAGTACAATAATGCTATGTACCTAGCTGAAGCAGTCGCCAACAATAAACACGCTACTGAGTTGTTAGATGGAACTAAGAAGGAAGTTCCAGCAGCAGGGATGTTGTTTGGCAAGCCATTCAGAGCTAAGGCAGATGCTTTAGGTTCAGGGCGCATAGTAGATTTAAAAACGTGCCAGAACATAAACAAATTCCATTGGAGTGCTAAGGACTATAAATATATGTGTCAAGCGTATATCTACTGCCAGTTGTTCAATGTGGATTACACTGACTTCTTTTATATAGCAGTTGACAAGGGAACTAATGACATTGGAATCTTTGATATGTCAGAAGAATTTTATAACTTAGGCGAAAGTTTGGTTGAGCAAGCAGTTGAGGTTTATACTAACGAAATACAGAACGGTATGAACGAATTGCACAACTACACGATTAGAGGAACGCTGTGATAGAAGATGACTACAAATCAATAATTGAAGAACATAAAGACAATTTCCTTTTGTCTCTAAGACTTGGAGTGCTACGAGTAGATGAGTTAAGACTTCTACTCGACCACTTCAGGGAAATGGAAGACTACGAAATGTGTCAAGGTATTACGAACGCTTACGTTGAATATAAAAATGAATTAGATGAACATTGACTTTGATATATTAAGAGATATTACACAAGAGGTTTGCAAGGTAGACCCATTAAAAAACAATAGAACTAGAGAGGTTGTATATGCACGAATGATTATGTATAAAGTCCTACAACAGTTCCACAGATACAGTTACACTGCGATAGGCAGGATGTTTAAAAAGAATCACGCCACTATATTGTATAGCATTAACCAGTTTAATAACATTGTTAAGTCAGAGGATTGGGTTAAAATTAGATATCATACAGTTGTCAGTGAGTACACAAGAGAGATTAGTTTACAGAATGAAGCCATCTCGGATGTTTACCTAAAGAACAAACTTCTTGAATCTCAACTTAGTTCTCAGAGAAGAGTTATAAGAGAGTGTAAAGAGATATCTGATATAATTGGAGACTTGCCCGAAGACAAGGTAGAGCAGATTACTGACAAGCTTCGTATGTTAGTCGAGGTTGCTAAACAAGAGATAAAGCCTCGTAATCAACAAACAGAAGTATATCAATCAATATCTTAATATGGCGAATAGAAGACGTAAAACAAAAGAGGAGATAGACAGGGATGTGAAGTTCATCCCTATTCCTGAATGGAAAAACACTTATCAATACCACAGAACCAATAAGCGTTCTACATACGTTGACTTAAATAATAAACGATGAAGCAAAAGAAATGGACTCAGGCTCAAAGGATAGCTAATCTGGAGAAAGCTACTTCTAATCTCTATATGATGATTCAGGCGATAATTGACAAGTTGCCTAAAGAAGGAAACACTGATGAAAAAAAGTAGTTACTTTAATTAAAGGTGGCGTATGTCTGAAGAGCAAGAGTTTAAGAAACAGGGAGTTATAAGCTCCAAAACACAGAAGTGGTTAGCTGACAAGAAGCGTAAGGAGGAGGAGTCTAAGAATAGTCCTGCGCCTAAACCTAAACCAGAACCAAAGGCAAACAAGCCAACTATTGTAAAAGAAGAGCACCAGAAGTATTCTGATGGTCGCAGAGGTAACGGAGCTGTTAAGGGAGTGTCAAGAGGACAAGGGCGCAAGCCTAAAGCTAAAGAGGAGGAGATAAAGAACTTCGCTCTTGGTTCAATGAAACGTGCCTTTGGCAGTGAGAAGAAGGCTTGGGAATCTCTAGCTAATATGAGTAAGGATTCATTCCCACACTTGAGACTTCTTTGGGAGTACAAGTATGGTAAGCCAAAAGAACAAAAGGATTTGAATGTAAAACAGGAGGTGAACATTCCTGTAATCTCATTCCTTAATCCAGAGAATACTATTGATATTGAATCCGAAACACAAGATGATGGCGAAGAAGATAAAGCATAGTTACTCTCCGTTCTTTAATGGAAGGACAGAAAGCGATTTCGATTGCGTTGAGTATGAGGTTGGTAGAGACAGGTGTAGTGAGCAATGTGAATTTTGCAATTTAGACCCTCACACCAAACGATGAAAAATGTTCGGCTCAATCCTAAATATCACTCGGTATTCGAATCTCCATCCAGATACCATATATGTACTGGCGGTAGAGGTAGCGGAAAGTCTTTTGCGATAAATACCTTTTTGGTATTGCTCACTTACGAAAAAGGACATAAGATACTTTTTACTCGATATACTATGACTTCAGCAAGTATGTCTATTATACCAGAGTTTCTGGAGAAGTTAGACCTTATGGGTATTGGCGGTAACTTTACTGTCACAAAGACTGAAATCATAAACAACCTTACAGGGAGTAGTATATTCTTCAGTGGTATCAAGACAGCCAGTGGAGACCAAACTGCAAAGCTAAAATCTATTCAGGGTGTTACTACATTTGTGTTGGATGAGGCAGAGGAGCTTACAGATGAAGAGTCGTTTGATAAGATAGATTACTCAGTTCGAGCTATGGGAATACAGAACAGATGTATCTTAATTCTAAACCCCACTACAAAAGAACACTGGATATATCAAAGGTTCTTTCAGAACAGAGGTATTCCAGATGGTCACAACGGAGAGAATGAGAATGTGAATTATGTACACACTACATACTTAGATAACAGGATGCATTTGTCTGAATCATTTGTGGCGCAAGTGGAGGATATGAGAACTAGACGACCAGATAAATATAAGCACCAGATATTAGGTGGCTGGTTAGATAGGGCTGAAGGAGT